AGTTGGCAGCCGATACCTGGTCAGGCCATTTATCTTTATATTTCTTTTTGGCAAAGACCATATAATTATACATAAATCGATCTCTACCATCATCTAATTTAATTCTAGAACATAGTGCTAGACATGGTGGACCATCATCAAATTCTGGATTAGTTCCTAGTAATATATTTCTGTGAGTTTCTTCTACGAGTTTATCTAAAATTTCTTTATCTACTTTAGATTCGTTAGCAAATTTTATAAATTGTTCTACGGATAGTTTAGAATTATTCTTATCTATAGCGTATCGATTGGACTGTCCGTTGTTATAATAAGGTAGGTTAATGAAGTTTCCTGGTTTAATGTCTCCTTTATCATCTTTCTGTAGTTCTTTCTGTTTAGGAAAAACCTCAGTAGTTGGTTTTAATCCTAGTGGGAGTAGAAAAGCTTTTAATGCTTCTATCAAATCTACCGTCGGGATAGCCTCCTTTAAAAATATATAACAATGTAAACCACCACTCTTAGATAAAATTGGTACTAATGGTAATTTATATTGTTGAAATAATGCTAAATAATGATCAACCTTAAATGATCCATAATCTGGTGGATCAATATCTATACAACCAAATTGTGCGGTTTTATCTATTCTGCATGGTTGAATTCCAATTGATTTTCTTCCTTGTAAATGATTTCTATAATCATCCGATGTGACAGGTCTACCTGCCCATTCGTAATTCGGTTTTATTTTATTTTTTTCTGAGTCGAGTTCTGTCTTTGACATGTCGGCCATGCCAAAATCCCCTTCATATCCTTTAAATAATTCTATAAATTCTTTTTCCATAATGATCCCGGGTCGGGGCAGATCCACTCTCGCTTCGCTGCCCCTATCCTCCAAAGAGGAATCTTAGTAATTAGATTCTTCTTTTGTTTCTGCTGCAGCGTTACTGTTCTTTAAAGAACCATGGAATTCTTTCGCCATTTGATATAGCGATGCGTTATCCACTTTTCTTGCCAAAGATACTCTGTATCCGTGCCAAGTAAAACTTCCAGAGTTTTCAACAGAATTTAATTTATAAATTCTTGAAAACATGGGTGCAGGTACATTTTTATTTGTTTTAGGATCAGTCTCAAATTGATCTTGCATCAATGAGTTCCAACCTCTACTCACTTTTAACTGAGTAGATTTCATAGCCATTAAGGCTTTTTCTGGTTTCTCTCCATTGATAATTACAAAATGATTAGCTGTTTTGATAATTTGATTACCATTATCTAAAACATCTTTACCTGAAGAATCCTTTTTAGTTTTAGCTAAAATTTCTGGACCTCTATCAGGGCTAACTGGTCTACCTTCTTTTCTCTCAAAAGGTGCCCATTCTGGAAATGTTAATTTGTAGTAGCAAGGTATAATTTCTATACCCTTCTCTCCACTATACAATCTTTTAGTGACTGTATTATAAAACATTCCAGCTTCTGCTCCTTCAACATAGTTCGCATGTTTCTTTTTAGTCTCATCCGAACCTGATTGTAATAACTTAAGAAATGGTAAGGCCAAATCGCCTTTATCTATATTCTCAAGTCCTGCTCCAGCATCCTGAATAAAATTCATTTCTGCTGGTAAGTTACCTTCTTTTTTGACTGTTAAGTCGCTTGTCTCTTGTGACATGTTATTTGCTCCTTGTTATTTTTGTTTTGTTTCCCTTAAACAGATTAAAATGTTCAGAAGGCAAGTCTTGCTTTGCTTCAACTCGCTCTCTGTACAGTGCTTTAAGAGTCATAGGTTCAACTTTCAGTTTTTGTGAAGGCTGATATCCTTTACTCTCTGCAAGGCTAGTGTATTCACTCGCCTTGTTATCTTCGCCACGACCAAAGGAAACAGTAATCTCATTTTTAATAAGATCACCCAGGTCATTATCTCGAAGCCATTGGTAAGCGCCCTCCCTGTTTGCTACAGGAATAGTTGCGCTGTAAACTTCTTTAACTTCTATGGCAGAGCCATCTTGAAGTTTAAGAGTCTTTAATTTCATAGATTCCATAATTTCAGGAATAACTTCTGCAGAAATTTTATCTGCTCTCTCTTTTTTTTGTTTTAAAAGAGACTCTTCTTTAGTTATTTCTTCTTCTAATTTCTGAAGATCAATTACGTAGTTAGAGAGACTTCTAACATTTTCTAGTTCATTTACTTGTTGAGGTGCATCCTCAACAAACATATTTTGTAGATTTTCATTCATAATTTTTTAACTCCTGTTTTATAAACTCTACTTCCTTGCAACATTTACGATATCTATTCCACCAAATTATATCAGAAATAAAATCCCAAATTCTAGTAGGCAGGTATATAATTCTAAAAATAAATCCTAAAATAGGTTTATCCTTGTTAAGAGCTTTAAGAGCTTTTTTAGAAATTGATCTGTTTTTTTCTACATCTAAAAAATATTCAATCCATTTTTCTGTAGCTTTTAATCTTTCTTTTAATTTATATTTTTTATTACTCATCTATTTTTCCTTTCATTTATTTCTATTATATAAATACAATATGACATTTTTAAGGCACTATTCATCTATTTTTCCTTTCTCATATAGATTGATTTTAATTGGATAATACATTCTTTCTTGTCGGTCCCATTTTAGTAAATTATATTTACCATTAGTTATATCCGATACTACTGAACATGCAACGCCAATGATCGCCGGATCGCCTGTAAGTAGTAAATAATCTTCTTCTTTAAAATCTTTTAATTTTTGTCTTAAAGAAAAAATTATAGGACCAGGACTAAAAATTATTTGAGAGTCTTCTTTTAGTAATACTTTAATATCACCAAATTTCTGAGCCCCCATAATATTAATTTTAGGTCTGCCCTCTCGGGTACCTGGGATTTCTTGAATAACATATACTATCGCTTTGTCTTTCATACTTGACAATATAGTATCGAATGTATATATTGTCAACTAGAAAGTAGAAAAAATATTATGAATTATAAATTTAAAACTAAGCCATACGCACATCAAACTACTGCGTTGGAAAAATCGTGGAATAAAAAAATATTCGCGTACTTTATGGAAATGGGAACGGGTAAAACAAAAGTTGCCATTGATAATATTGCCATGCTTTATGATAATGGTAAAATCAACGGTGCCTTAATTATTGCACCCAAAGGTGTGTATAAAAATTGGTATTCTCAAGAAATACCAACCCATTTAGCCACTCATATAAAACCTACAACAGTTCTGTGGCAAGCAATGATTAATCAAAAACAACAAAAGTTGTTAGATACATTGTTTAAACCGGGACATGACTTACACATTCTAATAATGAATGTTGAAGCATTTAGTACAAAAAAAGGTGTCGATTTTGCGGCAAGATTTTTAAATTCCCATAACACCTATATGGCTATTGATGAATCTACGACTATTAAAAATCCAGGAGCCAAAAGAACCAAAAATATAGTTTCTTTAGGTAAGTATGCTAAGTATAGAAGAATTTTAACCGGTTCCCCTGTGACAAAAAGTCCTTTGGATTTATATAAGCAGTGTGAATATTTAGATGAATTTCTATTAGACCATTCTTCGTATTATACCTTTAGAACTAGATACGCCATTATGCGTAAGGCTAATTTCAATGGAAGATCGATTGAAATAGTTGTGGGCTATAAAAATCTAGGAGAATTATCCGATAAACTAAAACCCTTTTCTTACAGAGTATTAAAAGACGACTGTCTGGATTTACCTAAAAAAACCTTTATGAAAAGAGTTATAACCTTAAGTGCGGAACAAGAAAAAGTATACAAACAAATGAAAGAAATGGCGTTGGCCCAGTTAAATGGAAAGCTATTAACAACGGCTAATGCATTATCTCAATTAATGCGACTACACCAAATCACATGTGGTCATTTTAAAGCTAATGATGGTTCTACACAAACAATTAAGAATAATAGACTAAGTGAATTAATGAATCTACTAGATGAGGTAGAGGGTAAAGCAGTTATATGGGCTCATTACCAACACGATGTTCACACCGTTATAGAAGAAATTAAAAAAGAATACGGCGATAACTCCGTTGTAGACTATTATGGTAAAACACCAAATAATGAAAGACAGGGCAATATAACGAAATTTCAAGAGGACCCTAGTTGCCGGTTTCTTGTTGGAACCCCTTCTACGGGTGGCTATGGGATAACTTTGACGGCTGCCAGTACCATGATTTACTATTCTAACGGATATGACCTAGAGAAGCGTCAGCAGTCCGAAGCAAGAATAGATAGAATAGGACAAGAAAAACCTATGACCTATGTTGATATAATTTGTGAAGATACGGTCGATGAAAGAATTGTAAAAGCTTTAAGAAAGAAAATTAATATTGCTACTGAAATTATGGGTGAAGAATTAAAAGAATGGATATAGAATTTTATGAATAGAGACCGGAAGTGAGATCCTTGTGGGCATATGGTGGTGCCCTGCTTTAACGAGCGCAGTTGGTTCGGTATTCCGAATCTCTATATTTTCATTTGACCGTTAAACCAACGACCACCATGTTTTACAGTATTATATCTCAGAAAATGTAGGACTCGTACGCGTAGCGCGCTGGAATTTTAAATTCTCAGGTTTTTAGTGTATTTTTGGAGTCCTTGTCGTTTTAATCGATTGATCGCTCGAACATAGCCCCATTTTTCAAAAAATTTAAATATTTTCATCATATTATTTACAAGCAGGGCGCAGAGCGCCCTACTCATGTTGTTGATTGTTAAAGATTATTTAACTTCGATTGATCTAGATTTTTTAGATTCTGGAAGAATCTTGTTTAAAGAAACTTTCAGTAATCCGTCTTTTAACTCAGCACCTTTGATTTCTACATCATCGGCGATGGTAAATACTTTAGAGAAGTATCTTTTAGCAATACCTTTATGGATTACTCCATTAGATTCTTTGCTATCGTTTACTTCTTTAATAGATTTAATTGTTAATAGATTATCTGCATAATCAACTTTGATATCCTTCTTACTGTAACCTGCAAGAGCAACTTCTATGTCGTAAGTTGTGCCTCCAGTTTTTACAATGTTATAAAAAGGAAATGTAGCTGTAGGCGTACGAAAGAATTCGTCGCTGTCATCCATAATTTTTTCAAAATGATCGAAAATATTATCGAAACCTATAGATACAGGTCTTAATTGATTAAAGATTGATGGTAGTTTTAGTTTATTGAGTGTCATTTAACCTCCATGTTTAGACAGTTAATAAAATAGGCCCTTAATGGCACCTATGCCCTCTATATAATGACTTTTATAAGAAATGCAATACTTATTCTACGACTTTTCCAGCTTCCCATTTCATGTCTGGAAGGCCATTTTCATACCTTTTTCCATCATAAGTTAGGACCTGTTTTCTGTTTGCACCTTTTTCATTGTAGCTGACGTGCACCCAGCCACCTGCTGGATCATCTGGATTATAAAATTCTAGTATTAATTGATCAAAATCTACGTTATTTTTTAGCCAATAAGCGATTTTAATATTAGGGACTCCGTTGATTTCGAAGTCAACAGCCTGGCCCTTCGCATGTTGCGACGTTTTTTTGCTGCCGATCGCTTCACACAGCGCCTCGGAGCGGTAGCCCGATGTAATAGTAATGGGTTTATCAAACTTCGCACGAGCTGGTTCAAGTATTTCATAACATACGTTTTCTAAGTTTTTAATATCGCCAGAACCTGGCGAGTTATCTATACCCTTACGGGTAGCCGTCATTGATTTAATCATCTCTTCAAGTTTGAAGTGTTTACTTAATTGCATAATTTTCTCCTACTCAAGAATAAGTTTTGTAATCTTTTTCTCACCCATATAAACTTCTATTTCAGCTTTAGATTTAATACATTTATATTGAACTCTATCAGCAGGTTTTTTGTCCCTCATTGCGTAACGTTTGGCCTTCAAACATTTTGAGAGGGTGGGTTGGATACGATGCTCCTTAATTTCATGGTCCCAGATTAAAAGTAGGGCGAATACAGTCTCTATCATTGGTGGTCTCCATTAGCAAAATTTCTTTGCTTATCTTTTAGTTTTTCAATATCAGATAATATCTTTTCTACATCCTTTTGTAAACGTTCAATGTTAACGGTATTTGACATCATGTCCTGCATTGCTGTTTCTATTTTTTCTACTTGCCCACTCATATGTTCGATAA